CGCTGCATCAGCTACCGGCTACCGAGGCGCTGCATCAGCTACCGGCTACCAAGGCGCTGCATCAGCTACCGGCTACCGAGGCGCTGCATCAGCTACCGGCTACCAAGGCGCTGCATCAGCTACCGGCTACCGAGGCGCTGCATCAGCTACCGGCTACCAAGGCGCTGCATCAGCTACCGGCTACCGAGGCGCTGCATCAGCTACCGGCTACCAAGGCGCTGCATCAGCTACCGGCTACCGAGGCGCTGCATCAGCTACCGGCTACCAAGGCGCTGCATCAGCTACCGGCTACCGAGGCGCTGCATCAGCTACCGGCTACCAAGGCGCTGCATCAGCTACCGGCTACCAAGGCGCTGCATCAGCTACCGGCAACCAAGGCGCTGCATCAGCTACCGGCAACCAAGGCGCTGCATCAGCTACCGGCTACCAAGGCGCTGCATCAGCTACCGGCTACCGAGGCGCTGCATCAGCTACCGGCAACCAAGGCGCTGCATCAGCTACCGGCTACCAAGGCGCTGCATCAGCTACCGGCAATCAAGGCGCTGCATCAGCTACCGGCAACCAAGGCGCTGCATCAGCTACCGGCAAAGAAAGCATAGCTCTTGCTGCCGGAAAGGATTGCAAGGCAAAGGGAGCATTAGGATGCTGGATTGTGCTTACAGAACGTGGAGAATGGGATGAGAACACTTATCCTATCATTTCAGTCAAAGCGTTCAAAGTAGACGGTAAGTCAATCAAAGAAGATACATTCTATACTTTAATAAATGGAGAAGCAGTGGAAATGAAATAGCAATTTCATTCCAGCCGCATCAAAGGTAGTGCTATTACCGTACTAAAAGCCGTGAGAGAAGCGAAGTGCGCACCGCTTCCCTTTAACCTTGTACGGGCGGTTTAAAAACACAATACAATGGAAAATGAACTTGAAGAACTGTACAAGGAGCTGAACGAAGTCAAAGCTTGTGATTTGGAATATCTTCCCAAATACGGCTATTCTTCAAAAGAAGAAATCATTCAGCTTATAGAGGAAGATATTGAGGAGTTGCGCGCAGAACTTGAATGTAGTCAATATGATTATACACCTGACGAACTCGAAGACGAAAGGATGTTTCTTTGCGTTAGTCAAGGGCTATCAAGATATTGCTAAACTTAATATTATAAAATTATGCCAATCGTAAAAAAGAATGACGTTCTACCTGAACGTCCTGTTATTATTGTACTTTATGGAGTACCGGGAAGTGGGAAAACAAGTGTTGCTACAACAGCCGATACCCCCTTATTGATTGATTGCGACAGAGGTGCAGACCGAGCAGTACAGCGTTGTGATACTATAATGGCTAAAAACTGGAAAGACATAGATAGTGAGCGGGGAGCAATGAAAGACTATAAAACAATTGTGGTTGATACAGCAAAGTCTATGCTTGACGATTATTTGAGCCAGTATGCCATTGAAAACAACTATAAGTTAAAAACAAATTCTTTAAAACGTTTCGGACAGATGGGCGAAGATTTTAAAGAGTTCGTCAATTTTCTTCGTTCAAATGGCTCTGATATTATATTTATCTGCCATGATAAAGAAACTGCGGATGGTGATGTGATAAAGCACTCTCCGGATTGTACCGGACAATCTAAAGACCTTCTTGTTAGAATTGCAGACCAAGTGGGATATGTATTTATCCAAAATGGAAAACGCTGTATGTCTTTTGCTCCGTTAGATAATTTTGTAGGGAAAAATGTTGCCGGGCTTGAAACTGTTACTATTCCTGATTATGGCACAACCCAATTTGATACTTGCATGTCTGACATTGTTTCAAAAGTCAAAATATCTATTCAAGGAAAAGGAGAAGCACAAGCAAAAGCCAACGAGCAGCTTGCAGCAATACGAGAGCAACTTGCGGCTGCAATGACTGATGAAGATATTATCTCATTGATGGAAGCAACCAAGACACTGCCTAAAATCATGCAATTACCGTTCTTCTCTGAAATGCAAAAAAATCTTGCTACAAAAGGATACGCATTCGACAAGGACAAAAAAATGTTTATTAAAGCATGAAAGAAGAGGAGGAAGTTTGGAAAGATGTAGTTGGGTTTGAAGGGCTTTACAAAGTATCAAACCTTGGTAGAGTAAAATCATTGGATAGGTGGTTGGTTTATAAAGATGGTAGAAGACGATTTTATAAAGGTCGCGTTCTTAATCCTGTAATTGATACACATGGATATGAGACCTTTCAATTAGGTAGGAAGAAACATGCTAAAACACATCGTTTGGTAGCATTGCAATTTGTTCACAATCCTAATCCATCCGAGTATAATGTCATCAACCATAAAGATGAGAACAAAAGAAATAATAAATATTCAAACCTTGAATGGTGTACTCAAAAATATAACATGAAATATGGCAATATACACCAAAAGAATAGAAACGCAACAAGTATTCCTATTATACAGATAGACGGTAACGGAATAGCAGTTAATAGGTTTAGCTCTTTACGTGAAGCAGAAAGATATGGTTTGAACAAGCGTGATGTTTGGAGGTCTCTAAAGCATGGAACAAAATATAAGGGATTCAGATATGAATATGAATAATAAACTTCCTCTTATTAGGGTAACACAACTGGAAGCATTTCGAAAATACATAGAGCAAAGCGATTACGCCAGTTATGAGATAACAGAGCAGTCTGTTATTGACAGTATAACTGGTGTTTTCACTGGAAATTTCTATACGAAAATCGGGAAGGCTTTCCATAAAATTATAGAAGAGGGTGCGCCGAAATGCGAAAAGGTTGACGCTGGGGAACGCACCTTTCTATATTACGGTAAAGAACAAAAAGAACCTGTACCTTGCGGAAGGTCATTTGATATAGAAGGCGATAAAGTTATTATGGATATTCCGCAATGTAAAACCGCACTTGCTTACCGAGGCGAATATCCGAATGCCTTCCATGAGATACGGTTATATAAGGATTTTGGAGATGCTATTATAACAGGATGTGCCGATATGATAGATGGTATAGAAATAAGAGATATTAAAACCAAATATTCTCATCCCACTGATGCCGATTACATAAATTCTTGCCAATGGAAATTTTATCTCCAATTATTCAATGCAGATATATTTCATTTTGATTTGTTCATATTTGAAGGATATGATAAAGAAAAGCATGGATATGATGTCAGAGGTATTCCGTTGAAACGTTATGGTCCTGCAATAACATGCTATCGCTACGATGGTATGGAGCAGGATAATTATAATCTGCTTCGCTCCTTTCTTGAATGGGCTGAATACAGAGATTTGACCAAGTATTTACTTAAAGAAACAATAGAATAGTATTATGATTTTAACAGGAAGTATTTGTCTTAGTGACATTCCCCGTGAGCAAATGAAGAAAGTAATCTGCAAAGACGGGAAAGAGAAAATTTATTTAAATGTGGCGGTTATCGAACGCAAGGAACCTTCACAGTTTGGGCATACCCATTTTATTACTTGTGCCCCAAAACAAGAAGAACGCAAAGAAGGCATACAGTATATTTTTGGAGATTTCAAGGAATATAAGCCCGTTCAGAGCAGCCCCACACCGGAACAGATTGCGGAAGCTCCGGGATTATCCCCGCAAGATGATTTGCCATTCTAAAATATTATGCAATACGACCTATCCAACCCACTCCACAAAGAGCAGTTCAAAATACGATGTAACTATCTCTTCTCAAAGGGTTGCATTGTGGAACTGACGGAAAAGAAGCCTAAGAGGACAACGCAGCAGAACAAATACCTGCACACCCTTTTAGGCTTCTTCGCTTGTGAGACGGGGAACACGCTGGAATACGTAAAACAGAACTATTACAAAAAGTTAGTAAATCCTACAATATTCACCCGTAAGATTAATGATAAGTTTTTGGGAGAAGTGGAAGTTTTACGTAGCTCCACTGATTTAGATACAGCGGAAATGACGACGAGCATTGAGCGTTTTCGTAATTGGGCGAGTGCTGAATGCGGCGTTTATCTTCCAAGTCCTGATGAAGAGAGGTTATTGCAATTAATAGAGATTGAAATAGACAGAAACAAAACATTTATTTAAAATAAAAAATTATGCACACATGGTTTGAGTGTAAAATCCGTTATGAAAAAACAATGGAAAACGGAATGAACAAAAAAGTTACCGAACCTTATCTGGTAGATACACTCAGTTTTACGGAAGCAGAAGCACGTATCATCGAAGAGATGGCACCGTTTATTTCAGGAGAATTCACGGTATCGGACATCAAACGTGCCAACTATAGCGAACTGTTTCCATGCGAAGAGGAAGCCGCCGACCGTTGGTTCAAATGCAAGCTGGTTTTCATCACATTGGACGAGAAAAGCGGTGCTGAGAAAAAAACGTCTACCCAGGTATTGGTGCAGGCAGCCGACTTGCGTGATGCGGTAAAGAATCTGGATGAAGGCATGAAAGGCACAATGGCCGACTACCAAATTGCATCGGTAGCGGAAACCGCCATCATGGATGTATATCCGTATGAGCCAAACGAGACTGAGGATGATAGTAATACAGAAGTATCCCGATTTATCAATAGATTCCCAGAGGGACAGTGTACAGAGGTCACAATTGGCGGTAAATCGGTTATTATAGATAAGACCGGAAATAAACCAAAAGTCATTCCGAACGACAGTATAGAAAGTGAGGCTAAAAATGAATGATTATATCCCGGATTGGTATATCCCTAACAAATAACCATAATTATTAACTAAACGCCCTCTGCTCATGCAGAAGTCCCGTGAAAGGTTCGGGTTAAGTGATTTAATTTCAGCTAACAGTTAACTATCCCGGTGTGGCTTGACCGCCTATCCGGGAACTATTTGTTAACCTGCCTGTCCGGTCTGCGAAGATGGGGCGGGTGAACATGGGGCGTTTGGCTGGTGTGACTAATGTAATGCGCAGCATTGTAGAGGAGGGCAGTTCGATTCTGTCACGCCCCTCATAAATGTGAGCCACACATAAATGGCAAGGGTTAGTAAATAATGGTTGTGCCCCGAAGAATACGCTTCGGGACTTTAATAAAAAACAGCATGGAAACAAAAGAAATTACCAAGACTATTTACATTGCAAATGACGGGAAAGAGTTCTTAACGAAAGAAGATTGCGAAAAGCATGAAAGGTTTGTTGAAGAAATACTTTCACGTATTAAGTATTTCTGTATCAGATGTAATCCTGACTTAACAGAAACAGGAAATTTCTCTCATAAAATATATGTGGCTGTGTTTTCTAAACATTACCTATATAAAGATATTGCATTTCAATGGGCTTTAAAGAAGTTTGGTACTTACTTAGGGGAAAGCGTAATGGGATATGGCTTCCAACCCCATTTTAATGTAAGTGAAGTTTCTAAAGAAGAATATGAAGAATGCCCTGCTACTGTTTGGGGAGGCACTCCATTGAAGAGTGAGAAAATATTCCTTAGTCCCAAATCGGTAGAAGGATTTCCTGAAAACATTGACTACATGGAAGAATGGGGATTCAAATAAAAACTTGAATGAAACTTACAGTAACCAAATCCGAAGGTGCAATCATTCAGAAGCTTATCGCAGACCGAAAGTCAGACATTCATAATATTGGAGGTGACAGCAAGCAGGCAGAGCGTCTAAGTAAGTTGAACAAGAAGATTGCAAGGCAGATAAAGAAACAATACAAGACATGAGTCCTTACGTAATAACTTCTGCGGTTCTTATTACCTATGACGGAAAGAAGATACCGTTGGAAAACATAGAGAGTGAAATAATAACCCGACCCATCCAGTTGACTAAGGAGAGGATACTTGATGCTTTCTCCATGATGAAAGATAAGCCGGTGGATGTGGAACTTAAAATCAAACATATATGAGCAATTATGTTACAGTTACGGCAGAGGTGGAATTTGACATGGAAGATTATATAGATGATATTCTTGAAAAATTGTCAGACGAAGAGTTAATTAAAGAGCTTGAGGACAGAGAGTTTGTTGTTTACGAAACAGCATCCTTACTTCAAATTGAATTTAACAATCCGACCGATTTGAAAAGGCATTTATGCGACATAGTTAATGTAGGCTATTGCATATCCAATGAAGAACTTATCAATGAAATAAAATTAAAACTACCATAATTTGCATGAGACATTTAGAAGACAAACTCCAAAAAGCTTGCGTGAAGTGGTTTGATTACACATATCCCAAATATAGACTAACTCTCCATCACTCTCCAAATGGCGGAAAACGTAATTCCATTGAAGCTGCAAAGTTCAAGCAGATGGGCGTTCGTGCAGGATTCCCCGATTTGATACTTCTTATACCGAATAAGTTTTATCCTTTCTGTGGGGTAGAATTAAAGACTAAAACAGGCAGGCAGTCGGAGAATCAGAAAGCCTATCAGAAGGAGTTTGAGAGTATCGGCGCCAAATATGTCGTTGTTCGGTCACTTGATGAGTTTATAGAAGTGGTAACAGACTATTTGAAAGAAATGTAATGTTTAATGAAAAATAAAAATACAAGTGTTATGGAAATAGAAATAAAAATCAACATCCCAGAAGAAGGGAATAATATTATTGATAAATCAACCTTTTCACTCTCTATAGTGGGAATGCCTATTAAAAATCGGGAAGCATTGAAAACACTCCCCGATAAAATAAGGCAATCGTTTATTGACAGCGTAGAATTATTGACAAACAATTCTGTTTCTGACAGATTTATTAATTGCATAGACGGAATTAAGAATGCACCGCTCGCTCCGGTGCAAGCTCCTCAATGTAATGAATGAAATATTTACAAATAGTGTGATACTTTTGGAAGTCAACTTTACACTTATGATTATCAAATGAAATTCCCGAAAAAGAAAGTTCCATAAGTTCTTTTGCTTCATCCAATAGCGGAAGCGTCTTGTCATAAGAGTATATAAGGTGGATAAGTTCTCTTGAAAGGTCTTTCATTTCAGGATAGCTAAAAATATCGTTTTCATCATATTCTCCTTTGACTAATTTTGCCTTTTCAATAAGCTCTTTTGCTTTTTCGATGTAAAATTCTTTAGTTTTCATTATTCTTAATTTTTGAATTGACGACACAAAGTTAAGAAATCCCGTGAATGATTGGGTTTGTTCACGGGAACTATAATTATTTGGCGTTTTCCTTTGGCATTTTGATTTGAGTGTGTATCTTTGCAACGTTTTCCCGCCAAGAAAACATTTACATATTAGTGATTGAGGTGGATTTTTTATATCCATTTGACTGCTTATATCTGCAAAGATAAAAGGCTGTTCGCTACTCTTGTAGGCTACTTCATTCACTGATGTAGTGTTTCTTGGCGGAAAACAGAGGGCGAACAGCTTTCTTTATATCTATAACTCAAATTCTAACTACAATGCCAAGAAACTTAGAATTAGAGAATGGGCGAATAATATGTACCCCACAATCTACGTTAGTTGCTAACGAGAAAGCAACAACTCTATCCTTATCTTCTTCAACCGAAGAAATCAAACGTTATTTTAAAGCCATTTTGGAACTTTCAAAACTGGATATTCCCTATCCCGTTAACCTTGATAGTTGCTGGATGCTGTGCTATTCTGCAAAAGAAAAAGCAGTGCGAGCTTTAAAGGAAAATTTTATAGAAAGTGTTGATTATCAATTTTTAGCCCAAAATGGCGAAAACTCAAAATGCGGCAGACCATCAATAGAATACTACCTCTCCGTTTCATGCCTTGAATACTTCATCGCCCGCAAAGTTCGCCCCGTATTTGACGTGTACCGTGAAGTCTTTCACAAGGTGAACGAGATTGCACCAAAGGTTGCCAAATCAAGCGCAGCCGACAAACGGAAAATCGCAAAGCTTGAAAAGGAATTGGAGTTTACGAAAAAACTTCTCGAATGGACAAGGTGGAGTGAACGCAGGGAGATTGAGCTCAAATGCTCGTGCTTCTCTTTCTTAGTAAAGACGAAGCAGTACGATAAGTGGGCGGAATACAGAAGAACGGGTATAATCAAACCGTAAAGCCATGATTGAAATACTTATCGTGTTGGGTAGTCTTTTATCGGGCTACCTCACTTTCCGAAAAAAGGGAGAGAAACTTTTCTATTGAGTAAAATCTAAAAAAAATAAACAATAATATTTATGAGTGAATTAGTTTTTAAAGGTCAAAATGACCAAGTGCCAACCAATAGTATTTTGGTTGCTGAAAAGTTCTGCAAAGAGCCAAACGATGTAGTAAGAGCAATAGATAATTTATTGCAAAACGCTGATAATGAATGTGACGCAAAAGTTCGGGACATGTTCGTGGAATATACAGAAGATGTTCCACAGCCCAATGGAGGTGTAAAATCCGCAAGGCGATTTATAATGAACCGAGATGGATTCACTCTTTTAGCAATGGGGTTCACTGGTAAGAAAGCCCTAAAATTCAAATTGGAATACATCGAAGCTTTTAATACAATGGAAGAGGCACTGAAACGGCATCTTTCTTCCGCACAGATGTTCGCAATGCAGGCGAATATAAACCTCGAATACGAGAAACGGATAGGGAATGTAGAGAACGAGATTGCGGCGATGAAGAAAGAGCGAGAAGAAAACGGGAAACTGCTTTTATCTTTATCGTTATCACCGGAGGTAATACCTCAGTTGTCGATACGAGACAATATCCGACAATTGGTAAATAGATACGCAGAGGCGACAAATACTTCTACTCGGGATGTGTATCACAAGATATATAACCAATTGTATTACCTATATCACATATCAATAAACAACTATAAGAAAGTAAGGCGTGACGAATCAAAGCTTGAAATTGCAGAAAGAAACCATTTCCTTGACAAAGTATTCAACATTGCGTCAAACTTAGTTCGTGAGGCTAATATATCATGCTAACATTAATTAATTATACTAAAAATGAAAACAGACGTAAGAACAGTGTACCATTGCGAACACTGCAATAAAATATCACTCAATAAAGGAGCTATGACGTTACATGAGGATAAATGTAAGAGAAACCCCGTTAATAGGTCTTATTGTATAGGATGCAAGCACCTCACAGTAGAGGATATAGAATATAACGATAAACCTGATAAATGTGATTATGATGAGTTCTCTCCAAGTGTAAGACCTCGCCGCAGATTTATATGCGATATAGACAACAAGGTAATGTATCATCCAAAAGTCAGAACGTTCAGAAAAGAGAAAAGAGAGCTGATATTTAGCATATCCCAAAAGCCTATGCCTAATGAGGTTGAAGAGTGCGATAATTTTGAAGATAAAATACCGGATTTCACTTTTTAATATGAAAACAATAAAGCAGCAATCAGAAGAGTATGCGTTGAAATATCCTTCCGAAATCCGAAATGAAATAGCGAAAGCATGGATAGACGGGAGAAACTCAATAAGGAAGAAAGATGTACTTGACCTCTATTTCGTAGAGGAAGAATACAAGGATATATTCATATACTGGCTCAACTACAAAAAAGAGAGGGGGCAGCCATACAAGCAGACCGGAGCAGAGGCATGTTACCGGAAGCTATTAACTCTTTCGGGAGGTGACAAGCAGATGATGATTGCAATAATAGAGCAAAGCATGAGTAATAATTACCAAGGGTTATTTCCACTAAAAGACAATGGGAACAGAAATCACACTAACAAGCAAGGAAATAGCGGTTCTATCTTCCAGGCAGCTGATTGCTATCTGCAAGAACATCAGTAATGAGATAACTTCCATAAGCCAAGCGATAAACGCACCTCCCATACAATTATTACAATGGAGGAAAGATAACGAAACCTGCATAAAGGCGGTTCTTGTAAAGTTCATAGAAGGTACTCTGTTGTTTTACGGCCGTAGCCGCGAGGATATGAATGACTATCAAGTAGCATCCATTGTAAACTCTATCCTTGACAAGTATTATTATTTCAGAATTGAGGACGTTTGCCTTTGTTTTAAACGGGCAAGGGAAAACTCATCATACGGTGGATTTTATGGCAAAATAGACGGTTCTGTCATCATGAGCTGGTTTGCCACTTACGATAAGGAGCGGGATGAAGTGATACACTCAATGCCGGAAGAAAAAATTAATGTTTTTACTGGAGAAGAGTATAGCCGAGAAGAGTACATTGAGATGTTGAAAGCTAAGATAGCCGGTGGAGACCTGTACGCAAACGAAGCATTGCGGCGTGTTGGTACATTCGAGCGTATAATGTTTGATAGACGTGGAGAGTATGCCAGTTATAAGTATTGGCGAAAGCATAAATTTGACAATAAAGTATGAGACTTACAATATGTTGGACGACAAGAGGCAGGCAAAGACGCTTTTACTATGATATATGCAAAAAGTTTGGCATATCGGATTACATGAGTGTTAATCATGAGACGCCATGCGATATAAGGGATGAAGATATGAAACTGTTGAAGGAATGCGAAAAACGAGGGTTTATCCAAATAAGAAACAAACGGTAAATAATCATGGACATAGAGATTGAAAAGAAAATCGAACAATTGGAGTGGCAGCGTGACAATGCAATGCGCATACGCTGCCCGTTGGTGGCAAGGAAGTATCAGCGCATGATTGATGAACTTGCAAAAGAGAGCAGAAACAAGAATATGAACAAGGCAGAACAGGCAAGGCAATGACTACCGACACGGCAAATCAGATAATCAGCAAATATGAGAGTCTTGTAGTTCTGTGCACCTACAACATATTGCTCACGAACGACATCTGTTGTGGGCAGGTTATCGAGTGTCTGCATGCGATGAAGAGAACGCCTTATTACAAACAGGCATTCAAGCGGTATTTGAATGATGCCGATAAGGCAAGAAAGGAATACGAGCGTACTGTAAACAGCGTTATCGGTTCAGACCGGAGCGAGTTTTTCGCCGACTGCAACGACAAGTATACGGAAGAAGTGAACAAGCACGTGGATATGCTGTATTGGCAGTTCAGCAGACTCTTGACGATAACGGCATATCCCATTCCGCAGAGATTGCAAGGTTCGAACTTGCAAGAACATTGTGTGATTACGCCTGCATCCAGTTTGACGAAAGGATTAAAGAACTTCGGAAGAAAGACGCACGGTTCAACGGGTTCACGTTGGAATATTTGAAGCTTTCCAATGTAGCAAGGGTGATGAACCTTGCTTCCGACTGTTTGAAAATCGGGAAAACGGTCAATATGAACACAGAGCGGTGTACAGCAGCGTTTGATGTGCTGGTAAGAAAGCTATCGGATGCGGATAATATTGCCAACGCAATAAAAGTTTAGTGAGATGAAACCTATTTATAACCTTATAACCCTCCTCATGGACTGGCTTTCGGTAGAGGTCGGAGTGGATGAAGAGTGGTTCTGAATTATGGAAATGAAGAAAAGCGAATTGACACACGGCTCTCTGTTCAGCGGCATCGGTGGACCGGAAATAGCTGCCGAGATAATGGGCTGGAAAAACGTGTTCCATTGTGAAATAAACCCGTTCGGGAGAAAAATACTTGATTATTGGTTTCCAAACAGCAAAAGTTATGAAGACATCACGAAAACAGATTTTACAGAGTGGCGGGGAAAAATCAATGTCCTCACCGGAGGTTTCCCCTGCCAGCCCTTTTCTTGTGCCGGACAGCGAAAGGGAGCGGAAGATGACCGCTACCTCTGGCCGGAAATGCTACGAGCGATACGGGAGATTCAGCCCGATTGGGTTGTTGGTGAAAACGTTGCTGGAATCCTCTCGATGGTACAACCCGGTAGTGAAACTGCGTTGGGACGTGAAGAATCTCTATTCGGAGAGGTTGACCGAAAAAGAATATTGCATCGGCAGGAATACGTCGTCGAAACAGTGTGTAACAACCTTGAACGTGAAGGATATTCCGTCCAACCGGTTGTTATTCCGGCTTGTGCCGTCGGAGCGCCGCACAGAAGAGACCGTGTCTTCTTTATTGCCCACCGTGCAGATGCAGGGGTTGAAGGTATGCAACGAAAATGGGAAGAAGACATTCTATCCGGTAGAGCTGCTTCCGACACCGACAGCCATAGATGGAGGGACGGGAAGAATCAACAAGTCACTATCGCCGAACGCAAAGGAACGGCCAACATTGGCACTTTCCGCGAAGATGGGGCTGCTTCCGACACCCATGGCGAGCGACATACACCATGCAAAGCGGGTGAAGGACTTGAAAAATGCAGGTGCAAAAACGATGGCGAGTCGAAGAAACGGAAGCAATCGTCCGAATGGACTAATGGATTTTCACGGAATGTTACCTACACCAACGGCAAGTTGCCACAATCCCGGAACGGCAAAGGACCGGAAAGACGGCAGTCCCCGGACATCAGAACTGAATCATTTGTGTGCCCGCCTGATTGGGAAAACTTCCCTACTCAATCCCCTGTTTGTAGCCGAGATGATGGGATTTCCACCAGATTGGACGGTATTGCCTTTTCAAAGTGGCGGCAGGAATCGATAAAGGCATACGGCAATGCGATTTCACCACAGGTTATATATGAAATTTTTAGAGCAATAAATATTGTAGAAAATGGAAGAATGGAAAACTATTGAAGGTTATGATGGAAGATATGAAGTCAGTAGTCATGGACGTATTAGAAGCGTCAGCATGTTTTTAGGGAATCATATATATCATGGAAAGGTTTTATCTCCCACAATAGCGACAAATGGATATTTAAAAGTTAATTTAATATTAAGAGGGAAAAAGAAGACTTGTTTGGTGCATAGGCTTGTCGCGAAAGCGTTTATAGAAAATAGAAAAAATCTACCACAAGTAAACCATAAAAATGTGTCGACTTCCGCCAATGGTTGGAAGATGTACGTGGAGAAGTATTTGAAATCGGCGCCGGAGAATTCAAGGAAAGTGGGACATCTATAAGTACGATGGCGGTGGTTATTAATAAATAATTAAAACTAACAATGATGAAACAGACAGCAGAAGAAGCAGCCCGCACTCATTGGAGTGAAAGTACATATAATAAAGATGCAGAGCTTGCCTATGATGAAAGAGACTGTATAGCTATCAAGGCATTGGCAAAAGCGATTGCATTACGAGCATTTAAGGAAGGTGCAGACTGGCAGTCAAGGCAATCACCTTGGATAAGCGTTGAGGAACAGCTACCGGAAGAAAATGAGAATATCATTATCATGTGCAAGCATGGCGCAATATTTAATGGCACATACTGTAATGGAGTATGGTTCTGTATGGACGGTTATATCAATGATATATACAAAGACAGTCCTATTTATACTTCAATGAGCAGTATACCTCCATTATGGGAGCCTGTGGCATGGTTTCCCATCCCCTCTTTCGATGAGATACTCGAAGCCAACAAGGATGTACTGGAACGGATTAAAGAGAAAGGAGACCGAATACAGACATGCAGCCCAATGAAATAATAAATATAATATTGGATAATGGTCATATATCATTGCATAGATACAGTGACAATCCAAGTGAAATAATATTGTCATCCCTGTTTGTAAGAAAACAAAGACGAAATGGAAACGAAATCAATTTAATGCTTCGTGCAGAACAAATAGCCAAAGGATTAGGATGTGTCCGTGTATTTCTTGAGGCAAAGAAAGGTAGTTGGCAAGAGAAATGGTATGAACGATTAGGATATAACTACTGTGAATGTTGCCAAGAAAGAAGCGGACTAATATGGATGAAAAAAAACTTAGACAAATGAAAAGATACAGAATATACAGATACGGACTTTTTGACCACATTTTTGACGTTCAAGTGAAAAAATGGTATGGCTGGGTACTTGTTAAGAGGTTTAAGGCAGATATAAGTTCTGATGACACAATGATAGATAATATTTATTATTGTGAAATGTTATCCAAGGAACTTTTGGAAAAATTGGAGGAGGAATTATGAAATCAAAACAAGTATTATCAGTCGAACAGATGAAGCATTTGAAGGAGCTTGGGCTGGACACAAGCGATGGAAGCATGTGTTGGTGCTACGCTCTTTCTTATAAAAATGCAAAATGGGAACTTGAAATATATGAAGATGTAATTAATCAAAAACGAGATAGTGCATTTTGGGAAATAATTTCCACTTACACTTTGCAGGACATTCTCGACAAGTTGCCGACACTTATAATTATAAGTTCCGATTTTTATAAGATTTGCATTGAACCGTCTTGTGGATATTGGGATATATATTACTATAAATCTGATGCTACAGAACTTATCTCGAAAAAGTCTGAAAATATTATTGATGCAGCCTACGAGACGCTTTGCTGGTGCGTTGAAAATGGATATATCGGAAAGGAGAATAACTATGAATGATGAAGAAATACGGAATTTAATCAAGATTCAGTTGCGACATCTAAGTAAAGAACTGTTGATAGACGCTCTTACTGATATTTGTATGGCAAATCCTGTATTTAGAATGACAAACGTTTTGGGCAGTTTACAATGTTTCAATATAAGAGACGTTATAGATGGGGTACAACGAATAAATATGAGTTTTGATCCATTAAAACGAATATCAGAGAAGGAGGTGAATCATGGATAGTGTACAGACACAAACCCTTTCCATTCAGGGAGATGGAGGTGGTGAAGCATATATTAATTTTTGTAATGGAAGCTTATGTGTTTCTGTTGTAGTAGAAGGCAAGCAGGCGGACTTTCATTTTGATGATATTACTTTGAATGTGTTTGCTTATGCTTATAAATTGCATTGTGAAGAATGCAAAAAAAAGGAAGGAAAACAAATAACGAAAGGAGAATAATCATGGAAGTAAAGAACGGAATAATAATAGACGGAGTGCTGCATGAAGCTATAATTAAAAGCGAACTTGACAATGAATTTTATTGTGAGGATTGCTCTTTATATAGCTTCTGCCACGGAGGTTTTGATGAAAGATGCGCGATGTTTAGCGCTGATGGATTTGTCATTCATGGCAAAGTAAAAATAGATAAGGAGGAATAATTAAAATGGATATAGTACCTATTATAACAAAAGATAATCTTTCTAAGGAACAGATAGAATATCTGCAAAAGCAGCAAACAGAATATAAATTAATCAATAGGATTAAGAAGAATCCGGGACATATCTTGTTCTCTTTTAATCGAAAAACAGGGGAAATCAAGAGAGCTTCTATTATACACAAGGTTGCTATTGGCTTTAATGGGCTTCCTGTAACCAAAGCTGAAACGGTTATAGAACCTGATTGCTATTACGACCAAGCCTTGAATGAAAAGAATTTTAGAAAGAAATTGAAGAGAATTGGATTGTTAAGTATTTAATCGAACAATTTAAAGAAAAGGAGGAATAACCATGCCAACAATACTAAAAGAAACTTATCCAACAGCCAAGAAAGAGCATATATGTGAGTTTTGTGGCTATAAGATACAGCCGGGACAAAAATATGTTCGCCAGACAAATGTATATGACGGAGTCGTGTATGACTTTATCACACATCAAGAATGTAAGGAAGTTGCCCATGAATTGAGAATGTACGATGATTGTGATGACAATGGATTATGCGGAGAACAGTTTAGGGAAGAATTGGACTCATACGTATACGCCAATCATTACGATGATGAAGCGGATGATATTTGTTCTGATTGGCAGTTATCTCACTATGAGATAGCGAAAAAGGTATTGAAAGAACTTAAAAATGAATAGTCATGACCGAAGAATTTGTAACATTAGAGACAGCAAAGATTCTGAAAGAGAAAGGGTTTAATGAGCCATATTCGCTTGCTATTAATGTTGAAGATAGCAGACAATATACGACTAGTAGAACAAATAGTGAGTTACCGATAAAAGTATGTACCCAACCGCCACAATCCATCGCCCAAAAATGGATACGTGAAACCAAGGACCTACATATTTCCATCATTAGAAACGCTTGCGGCTATGGCTATGATATATGCAAGGCTGATAATGGAACTCATATAACTGATGGGGTATTAAAAGGTCCTAATGATGGTGGACAGTGGAATACCTACGAGGAAGCACTTGAAGCCGGAATACAAGAAGTATTAAAACTTATATAACCATTATGAACAAAGGAATTTACACAAAAGAAAATGTAGGTAATGGTGTATTTATCTTTACCGTCAATAAGAATTTTGTAGAACCTAAATTTTGGGGACTGCATGAAGAAAACGAACAGGCACAATGTGTAGTTATTATCCATGATGGCAATGCTTTATTCTTCTATCCGGAAGATATGGATAATGATACCCATATTCTTCTTGATTGGGAGAAAGAGCAAACAGGAAAGATATATCCAACCACAGAAGAAGGCATGAAGGATACCGATGGAATAGGCAATACCAAAGCATTGGCTGCATCCGGAAGCGAAATTGCTGAGAAAGTCATAGCATTGGACTTATGTGGATTAAGTTGGCGCATTCCTACACTACAAGAGAGTGTCTTAGGGTATGAACATAAGGTTATGCTGAATGCAGCCTTAGCTATCTGCGGAAAACAACCAGTGAAAGATGACTGGTATTGGTGTTCTACGAGAAAAGGAAACAAACGCAATTTTATTCTCAGTTGGGGCGACGGTTTTAGATACGACAACATTCAGGACAGTGACGATTGGGTTCGCCCCGTGTCCGCTGCCTCTCTTAATTCACTTTAACCTTATAAATGATTACAACTATGGCAAAAGTATTTATAACAAAGTATGCCTTAACAGAAGGTATTAAAGAGATAGAAACAGATATTATTAGAAGTAGATTTGAAGATAGAGAATATGTAAGGGATGGTTTATGTTCTTACTTCCGTATAGGGGAAAACGCATTCACCGATAAATCCGAAGCGTTGAAAAAGGCGGAAGAAATGAAGATTAGGAAAATCGCTTCTCTTCGTAAGCAGATGGAGAAACTTGAGAAATTATCTTTTAAAGTAGAGGAGAAACAGCAATGAAGAAGATAATGTTCAATGATAAATATAGCCTAACCCAGGCTGTATTGGAAAGGGAAAATACTCAAACAATATGATACAACAAGGAACAAAATTTGGAAAATTAACAGTGATAGGAATCAATCACAAAGGGAATGATAGGAAATACTATTACGATTGTATTTGCGATTGTGGAACTCATTGCGTTGTTCGTTCTAATGCCTTAACTACAGGTAATACGAAATCTTGTGGGTGTCTTATTAATGAGAGCAAAAACATTAAGCATGGATTGAAAAATACAAGGCTATATCGTATTTGGTCTGGGATGAAGTCAAGATGCTATACAAAAAGCAATCCTGCATACGATAGATATGGCGGTCGTGGTATATCAATGTGCCAACAATGGAAGAAAGATTTTACTGCATTTTATAATTGGTCTATGGACAATGGATATTCAAAAGAGCTATCCATAGACCGAATAAATCACAATGGCAACTATGAGCCATCTAATTGTCGTTGGGCTACTCCAAAAGAGCAAAATGACAATAAACGATGCAACATTCTTATAACCATTAACGGAACAACATTAGATTTGCAACAATGGTGTGATAAAATAGGAATTAAGAGAAGTGCTGTTAATACAAGGGTTAGAATGTGTGGATGGACTTATGAAAAAGCACTTTCTACACCAGTAAGGAAACATAAAGAATACAAGGTCAGATGAAAAGAATATTATTTAATCGTAAATTTGGGTTATTAGATGCTGTTTTGAAACGTCATAAAACGCAAACAAGGCGTATTTGTTTAGACCCAATTAACCCCACCGCCAATAAATCGAAATGGCATATTGGTGATGTAGTGGCAATATCCCAGCCGTACAAAGATATATTAAGTTCTGCGTATTGTGACAAATACGAATTAGACAAATTGACACATACAAAAGGATGGAGTAATGCTATGTTTACAAAAGCTGACCTCATGCCCCATCACATCCGTATTACCAACATCAAGATAGAACGGTTGCAAGACATTTCCGATGAAGATTGCCTGCGTGAGGGCGTTGAACTGAACACTCGCCAATATGAATATGATGGAACAAAAAAATATTGCGTCTGTGGATTGGGACATTGGCGAGCGATTGGCTGCACCGACTTTGATACCCCTCGTGAAGCCTTTGCCGCCCTCATAGATAAAGTCTCCGGCAAAGGTACATGGGAATCCAATCCCTATGTATTCGTTTATGAATTTGAACTGATTGATTAAAAACGAGAAAAGATATTGATTATGAAGCGTGAAATAAAGTTCAGAGGGAAAAGTGTTGATAATAATGAATGGGTGTATGGCGATTTAATTCATATTGGAAATGGATGTATTATATATCAAGGCTCACAAAGTGATTATGAAATTACCAATAAGACAGGTGTAGCTATCGAATTATTCGATGATGAGGTTTCAGTTGTACGTCCAGAGACGTTAGGTCAGTTCACGGGCTTATGCGATAAGGATGAAAAGGAAATCTATGAAGGCGACATACTTATGTGTGAGCAACATATAGCTCTTGTATTGTGGAACAAAGAACTTGCTACATTCGCATTACAATTCGATTTTGAAAAAAAAGTTGGCATGAGACCTTTAGGAGAATGGCATGCTATGACAGTCGTTAGTAATATTCACGACGCCTCGAATTTGTTGAAAGAAAACAACCATGACTAAATTAGAGCACATCGCCACAATTGATTACTGCTACTGGCGATTGGGAAAGTTGAATGAGGCTCTTTCCAAGCCTAAATCGACTATGGAGCAGTTGGTTGATAAAGCCTGCGGTTATAATGAAGTGGAAGAAGTGAAAAAGGAAGCTATAACCCTTTTGGAACAGATTGTTGAAAGTAAAAAGGCTATCGGTGTGAATTATTCGGGAGATAGCAAGTTCCTTGATAAATTAAAGAACAAAGAAACACATGAGTAAACTATACAAAGCAACCCTCTTCGGTAAATCATTCATTATAGGATGGTTCAGCCATGCGGACAAGTGGTATCATAAATTTAGTATAATATATTGAACCAATGAGAAGAGCAGACAGAATAATCAGAGACAGACATTCCCGCATCCCGGACAAATACAAGAAGATTGACACTACGGTCAACGGGGATGTAGAAAGCCTTGCCGAACAACACAAGGAAGTGGAAAGAAGGCTATTCCCTCTACGCCTTAACAAGACCACTGTTATTTACGTCACAAAAGACAAACAAAATGAAGCATATGCAGCGAAGGCACGTAAACGGATGGGGATAGCAGAGCCGAAGAAACCTTTCGTTGACCCGCTTTCGGAAGAAAACATTACCAAGCTATACAAGGAAGAAAACATGCCGCCCCGCAGAATGGCTGAAATGTTGGATGTAAGTGTAAGGACGATATATCTAAGATTGGCTAAGTATGGACTTACAAAAGTGAAATGCAGATAACATGAAAGAGAATAATATTTTAAACAAAGAGATTTATGCAGAGGCTATGATAGCAGCCTCTAAGGTTGATTTCCTTGAAAGCAAGGATGAGATTAAGATGTATGCCACTTCGCTGTATAACGCAGTAATGTGGGGCAGAAATCATACGGTTAAAGCAAAAGAATTAGAGACACCAAGCTAATACCCTCACCAAAACAGCAAGCGGTATAACCCAATGGAGAACCCGTTCAAAGCGTTCTAAACGTTCCATTGGATAACCCGGAAAAGGCGGCAATAGTCCATGTAAAGGACATTGTCCGCCAATTCAAGCAGTTCATCTATGTAATCCCTTTTTCGCATCACGTTCAAGTTTTCTACGTTGTTGGCGGTTTATACCATTTGCTATGGCAAGACTGTTCAGCGTATCTTTCTGTTCGGGAGAAAGCATGTTATATACTTCTTCCCGTGATTTGCCTGATAAAATGGCTTGTACTATTTTCCACATAAGCTACGTCTGCAATGTTCACACAAAAATTTCTTCGCTACCGGGAACATCTTCTGTCCCACATATCCGCTAAGGTACTGCGCTTCTTCTCCATACGGGTCGATGCCGAACGCCCGTGAGATATGCCGGCATAGATGCCCCTTTTCATGGTCGAAAGAGTTTTGAAACTCTGCCGGGGAAGAAGTAAGGGCTATAACCATTACGGTCTGCCTGTTTCGGATATTGGAGTAAGTGATACCCGTATTCAGATTGCAGGAGCGCATGTTCTTATAGGCATTCGCCAAATCCATCCCCCTGCATCCTACCCGCTGAAGGTCGGCGATGATGCGGTCGGTATAATAGCAGTCCACCGCATAATATACACGCACTTCCCAATCATAATCCGGTATGTAAAATTCCTGTATTATCATAGGCTACATCATCTGTTCCCACATGATAGGATTGCCGGAGCCTATACAATCGGCATAGAACCGAGTGAAAGGCATTCCATTGTAAGTGTCCACATCATCTATGTAATCCTTAATGAACAATGCGAGATGGGCTTCGTCAGTGATAGAACTTTTGTAGTAATCCGACTTCGCCATGTTTGCCACGTAAACACTGTCGTACCCTGCATCCTTCTCCAGGTTTACACTGTACTTTTTCAGAAGCTCCTCTACCTGCTCTTTGCTGATTGGTTCAAGTTTTTCCTCCTTGCCCGTAGATTTGTTTTCCATCTTCATGCGGGAAACAGCCCATAGGCACATCTTCTTGCTGAAATGCCATCCGTACTGGCTGAGATAGTCAGCCATTGCAGGCGGTATTCTGTCGTATGTATCTAATCTTTGTTTCATATTTTCCTGATTTTAAGTGATTGGCAAAAGAGGGGAATAATCCCCTCTCCATTACATGAACTCTCCGTTGGCGCGTCTGCGTCTGCGTTCGCCCATATCATCACCGTAAGGCTGTGAATCGCGGCGTTCGTTGTAAACCGGATATTCCGGGAAGTAACCCGGCATACGGCGTTCGCCCATATCTGAGCCGCCGCTATAGCTTCCACCGCGTGAACCACCGCTGTTACGATAGCCCATTTCACCGCCCTGCATCTCACGCATGGCTCTCTCGTAACCATGACGGCAACCCTCTCTATAGGCTTCTTCCATAGGATTACCGCCTCTCATACCGAAGTCACGGTCATATTCTCCGCGCCCTTCTTCCAATATTTCCCACATTCCCATATTATTTCTTTGTTTTAGATGTTTCAGCCACTCCGAGCTGTTCCATAAGCCGTTTGTTCAATTCCATAAGGTCGGACATGTTCTTGCTCATTTCTGCCATTTGCCCTTTCAGAGAGGATATTTCCTGTTCCTGACGTTGTTTCTCTGCAAATTCGGGGTTCAAGAGCGTCAGCATCTTATCACATCCCGCAATGACGGAATTGTGGAAGTCCATGCTGTTGATAATGTCTATGCTTTTCTGTTTCATAGAAGCGACCTCGTTGTTCATCGCATCACGAGAACATGACACTACGATATTACCGTTCTGTCCAAAGTCGGCTATATCCATGCCGGCAGGTAGATTTTGGAAAGTAGTGTTCTGCCCGTTGATACAGACAACGACATCCACAACCATTTCCATTTGGGGCAACTGTCCCATAGGGGGTGCCATAGGATATTTCGGCTTGGGAGCGGAAACGCTGACTACCGGACCGTATTCGATAAACGGGTTAGCATCCTTATGAAGTATATACAACTGGTTATTGGTACGAAGTGATTGAAACATATTGGTTTGATTTTAAAGGGGTGTGGCTATTCCCATTTTGGAAACAACCACAAAGCCCCATGTTAACTACTTGCTCTTTTGAGCGGTTGCTTCTGCTGTCGGAGTCGGTGCCGATGCGGTTGTCGGACGATACCCACCGTTAACAAGGAACAGTTCGTTGGTGTACTTGTTATAGTGGATTTCGTAGATACCCGTTCCAGCAAGGTTGCCGACAGTCACCGGCTCATTGTTGTAAGCCAGCAACGGTCTTGTATCCCCGTTAGTCCCTATCAGTATCGGGAGTGTAGCAGTCGTACCGGCAGGTATTGCCTGGCGGAGACTGACATAGAAACCGCCTACATAGCTTCTGTTACGGAACGCATGGTTAGGCAGCTCTAAAGTCACGTTCTCCGTGCCGACCGTTACGGCTACCGTAGGAAGGGTATTGAAATTAGCCCTTCCAATAGTAGGGAACAAGAAAGGAAATCCTGTAAAAAAGTTAGGCCACATAATTACCCCCTTTCTTACCGGAATTAACCCCAGTAGTTGTTACAACCACAACCGCCACGTCCATACATTGCATCACCGGCGTAAGCACCGAAAGCCGCAGCACGGAAACAATCTGTGTTGATGGCTTGAATATTAGGGTAAACAACCGGAACGGTGTTAGGCATCTTGCATTTTATTCCATCGACATCGGACTGCAATGCCTGCAAGCCTGCTGCCAAAGGAGCAATCTGTTGTCCTACTGAATTCAGGATAGTAGCATTCTGGTTACGTTGGGAGATTTCAGCGGTCAAAGTGGCTTTTTCTGCTGTAAGAGCCGCAATCTTGTCCTGCAATGCTTGGTTCTGCATAGCGTCCAACTTTGCAAGGATAGCATTGGTATTGGCGGTCGCACCGTCACGCAATGAAAGTGCATTCTGATTGGCTGTGTTGACAAGCGCGTTGGTCTGATTGCACATCGCAAGCTGGTTCTCATAGCCCATTGTGGTAATGGCGTTCTGAGTCTTGCAGCAACAATCTGCAATCTGAGTAAGAACAGCCTGATTTCCGGACTGGAATGCGTTGATGATTTGCTGGCTTGACATGCCCACCTGATTTCCTACATTGGCGATAAGTCCCTGGATGTTGCACAGGGCGCTCTGTAACTGTTGGGTAGAGCAGTTCAAAGAAGAAGCAAGCTGGTTGATGGCATTGCCATTGCCCTGAATGGCTGACATCAGGTATTCACGACCGACATCACCGTTAAGCTCGGCAGGCAGACCTCCACCATTGCCAAAGCGGTTGCCGAAGCCGTTGCCGCCCCAACAGAACCACAAAAGGATAATCCAGATGAACCACCACGAGCCGCCCCATTGGTCTTGGCTGCCACGTCCCTGGTTCAGTAAAGCGAGAAGTCCGGGGTCTACACCCTTGCTTCCCATCAAGTTGGGCAACATAGCCATGATGTCAAATTTGCTTCCGCCACCATTTCCGTTGTTCCCGTCTTGGTTGAAGACATACGTTCTTTCCATAGAGATTTATATTTTGTATTACGGTCAAAATCAACCGCATCACAAAAGTATAAATACGCAATCTGCCATGAAATCAGTTGTTTCCCAACGCTTTCCTAATGTTTTCCCAATATATTCTCAACATTTTCCCGCCTTCCATGCGTTCTTGGAAATTGGAAATCATGTAGTTTATCGCGCGTTTGGTCTTGTGAATTTTAGGAGCTATCTGTGAAGGATACATTCCCCTTTCGACAAGCAACTGTACAAGCAAATAGCGGGCGTCTACGGTTTCCGTATCCTTATCCGAAGATAGTATTCGGCTGGCGGGTATTTCGGTCTCCTGCACCACGAGATTAATTGTTTCGGCAAAGATTTCTGACTTACACATAGTTTTTCTGAATTTTATATTTATCTTTGCCCTGCCACATAAAATATTTGATTATATACGAACAAAGCATAAGATACCGTGTTGAAGATATTAAAGCCTCCAACGTGCGGTGTCTTATGCTTATCATGTTTTTATGTGGCAATATTAACGTGAAACGTTGGGGGCTTTCTTTTTACTCTAAGCCCCCGAAAGAGTGTCAGCTACAAGCCAACTTCTACATCGTTAATTTCTTTCTTACCATACAAATAGATTATAACTTATTCCTGCGCCTACGTACATGCCGCCCGGATACCCATATCCAGCCTGCAACCCTAATCCCCAACGCTTTTTCTTCGGCTTGATGGGAACCGGATGATAGATGTCATTCGTTACCGTCTGATAAACCGTCTTCGGATACACAGTCATACTATCCAGCCGCGGGTCTACATATCCGCTCACCACTGCACGGTACAGGCTATCTTCATACACAACCTTTCTGCGATGAAGCAAGGTATCACCTATACGTACAGTGTCATTCGGCAATATCTGCCAAAAGACCGCTATCGGTGCGGAGATAAGAACCGTGTCAAGTTTGACAACCGTCTGTATCTTTGTTTCGGTACGTATTTCTGCCGGCAAAGGCTCGAGCGGACGGAAACAAGCCGCCACACAAGCGATGGCCAGCAATACAACTAATAGCCAGGGTAGTTTTTTCATAACCTCAACAAATAATGATTAACCACCACGCCTGCACATATTGCAACAGCTCCACACAGCAAGTCTTTTTTGCTCCACTTACCGTTATAGTAGTGGCAACGGTCGCTGTTCTCCTTGATAAAGAGCATCAGCAGTGCAGTGCTGCCACCGAATACTATGGCGGTGGATAGATAGACCACCGCACCTAAGATGTTATTTTTCATACCATAAATAATTAGTAAAACACTATACCGTAGCTCCATTGGCATCTACCCATGAAGAACCGTTCCACCATATAGGTTTACGCAGGGTCACATCAAAAAATTGAAAACCATTATCTGCATTGCCAGGACGTTGTGAAGTAACTCCTACATTTAAATATGGAATTGCGAGAAAATCAGTAAGCGGACTTTTTAAATTCCCACTCGTTGAGACCAAGACTCCCTGATTGTAAAAGAAATGCGGGTATAAAGTTTTGTCCGGTATATCGTCCTTTACAGGTTTCCACAGCAATACCGATGTCTTCATGCTCGACCAGGTAGAATCATGTTCACCGATTAGCGCACAGTCTGAAAAATCCTGAAACGATAAGGTTTCAACGTCATTAACCGAACTGAATCCAACAACAACTTCTTTTTTCCCGTTAGGTGACTCTCTGTATACCTCAAACCCATAGTTCTTACCCGGGTTTATATAGAAATATGGCGTTTTCTCTTTATCACTATCGGTAATATCTATATTAAGAACACGTTTGGCAATAGGTATATTTTCTCCACACAACAGATATATTGTATATTTATAACTTCCATTTTCCCTATTATTAATAATATTACCGATATTCCTTAATTCAATATTTCCTTTGTTAAAAGCGTCCATAACATACTGACGCATTCCTAATGTAGTCGTTCTATTATAATTATAATAACAGGCTTTATACCAATTTGTATCAACCAATGTTCCTCCTATTCTACAGTTGAGAAATACGCAATTCATATCCACAATATCAGTATTATTCAAAAACTCAGGCATTGTCATATCTCCGGCTTTATCCCATAGCCCTCTAAAATAACAACCAATATATGTTACGCCTTGATTTTCACTTAATATCCTGCTATTCATATAAAAATAGCAGCCTATAAAGTTGGCTTGAATGAGACCTCCACCACCTTCAATTGTAACTCCGCTGGCTTCCCAGTGACAGCCGGTAAAATTAGCTTTGATTTTTTGAGTTAATGTTATATTGCTTTGTATGCAATTAATGAAGTTAGTATACAGTCCTCCTCTGAATGTACCTAACTTATAATCAAAAGTCCTTTTTTCGTTATACCCTCTGAATTCATTTACCGAGTTAAATATCCAAGCATCTCCCGCTAACTCCTGTCCCTCATTCATTTTGGATATAGTACCGTCTCTTAACACCACATTTATAGCATCAAGCCGGTATGTTACATCTGAATAGGTATCCTCCCATGAATAATAAATGACATTATGCCAACGCATAACATCAATATATCTATCAGCCAATGCCAGTATATAAGGAGCCCGCCTTATGCTAATATTGTCCAAACGTACAGGAGCCCCACTGATTATGACAGGAATTTGCCAATTACGGTATTTCGTATCGCTGCCTTTAGACATGATAAATCCTTCTTTGATTGAAAGCCCGATAGAAGAGTATGCCGATCTCCAATCATTTATTCCATCATTCATGTTTATGACAATATGGAAATCTATGAAAGAAGACATATTCATGTCAATCGACAATTCATTCAAAATCTTTGCATCTATGTCTTTGGTAAACAGATAAGTCTTCTTATTGGAACATCTTATACTGCGACATATCCGCACGATTGCATTAAATGCATCAGAGCTGTCTGTTTTACCGTCGTTGGACGCGCCAAACCATTCCGGCATTAAGTATTTGTTTTCTACATTCCCTTTGATATTCAACGCATTTAAAAAACGCCCCCCATTAAATTTTAGAATACACCCTTCAGGAATGCTTATCTCAGCGCCATCCAAATCAAAATCATACCTGATTTCGTATATAGTATCAGGCTGATTTATCATTTCCTGGGTAAGAATATTCTTTCCACCAACAATATTCCTACGCAATATCTTATACCCCTTGCCGCTGAATCTGTCAGGACTAAAAGGGCGGTCGGCAAATTTTAAAACACTTAAGTTTTCCCCTTTGTCTACAGACACAAGGTCTTCGTCATCCGCAAGACCGGAACTAATGAAACTCTTTAGGGCGTTAGGGGTGATAGAACCGTTTTCTCTGTCTTCTTGAAATGGAAACTGCTCATTACCCGTCAAAACGTCTCTTTTGGGGAGTTGTCCAATTTGTTGTCCTTTTTCTGTTTTCTCTTCCATACTACTATTTATTTTTACTTGTAAGCAATATCGGCTTTCCGTTAGTCAACAACAATGGGGCGTCATTGGCTAATAATAAAGCCCCTCCGTCAGGAAATGGGTGTGGTTTATTCCCGCCAGCACCGGGAAACCCTATGGTAAGTATGCTGATTACGGGAATGCCGATTATAGGAATGCTGATGTTGAGGATAGTGATTGGTTTCATAAGGCTATCCCTCTTTAATCATTTTCGCTTCTGACACTTTCGTAGCACTTCTTATTGTAATTTCCATACCTGCCGCTATACCAATAAGACGAAATATCACATTGGAAGGACCTAAGGCTTGATTGGCATTTGGGGAAAGCGGGATAGGATTCATGCCCTCGATATTGGCAAATACAGTCACCATTCCGCCCTTGTTCTTTATCTGTATGGTAACGGGATTACCGTCACTGACAAACGTTGCGTAATACGCTGTTTTGCCTTCTTCTTTTTGAAATGATAAAACTTCTGCTGCCATGATGTTTACTTTTTAGAGTTATTCAAATAGTTCACAATTCCCTGCACATGCAAGTCCACTATTGCCCGTTTGCCCTCTTCCGATAATAGGAAATCAACATCTTCCTTATTGTCTTGGAATAGGTTCTCTGTAAGGACTGCCGGGCACTTCGTGTGCTTCAAGATGTAGAACCCGCTTTCCTTATCAGGGTCGCCATCCGTCATATCCTTGCGTATCTTCATACCCGGCAAAAGTCGTTCGGCTGCCGCATATAAGCTGTCAGCTAATTTATCGGCTTTCGTCTGACCTGCCGAAGTCCACGCTTCCCAACCACGTGCCTGCATCCATTCAGAGCCGCTTCCCGCTGCATTACAGTGGATAGATACGAGGATTGTGTCACTTGCCTTGTATTCGTTCGCCCTACGGCAACGCTCCGATAAGGGAACGTCTATTTCCTCTTTGACGATACGTTCTGCGTCAACACCTTGTTTGCGCAATTCGGCTTCCAAACGTATGGCAATCTCACGGGCATACGCATACTCTTTCAATCTTCCGTCCGGTGAACACTTGCCCGGAGTGTTACTTCCGTGTCCGTTGTCAATCAATACTTTCATTCTGCGCGTCCTCCTTGAAATATTTGTCATAAACTAAACGAGCCACCCATCCGGCAACAACACCGACACCGAATGATACAACAGTAGTCAGGTTCACCCAAAACGGTGTGTAGTGCATGTACAGCATAACTCCCACGATGATAGCGATAACAATCGCTGCGATAATCAGTTTCTTTTTCATTTTGTTACTCCTTATCTTTAGTTATTATTTCACTCATATCTTCTTTCTCGACATCGAGCACTTTCTTTCCGAACAATCCCAACGCTTTCAGCAAGTTAAAATTATATCCCTTTGGCTTCAAGATATTGCTTATGATAGAGCAGAACTCTATGAAGCAGACAAACAAGCATGAATACACATCAATATTCCATTTATTGCCGGAAGCAATATTTATCATCACCACCATACAAACAAAGGCAAAGTATGTCACCATTTTACCCATAGTACGGCGCACAGCACTTGAAAACCGAAATTCTTCACCCAATAGCAGGCATTTCCTTATCCCGAACATCAAATCGCATACAACGACTGAAAATGTTACTATCAGCCACGGTATCATGTGTTCCAATGACTGTGCAATAAAACTGCTTGCTATTACCGAGAAACCACCCGGTATGCTTTGGGTAATAATGTTATTCTTCATCTTATCGTTATTTGTCAATTATTCCTATCTTTGTGTCTCTTATCAAATAAGCGAACTACTGTCATTCCGTTTTGCTCGTGAGAGTAGGACGGGATTTTCATATCTTACCGTAATAGCGGAACCACGCACCCCATTTACGTTCTTTCAGATAGTTCGGATTATCCTGGTTGAGTTTGGCTTCCATTTCAAATGCGCTCGCACGGTAAGCGTTTTTATTGACCTCTCCGTCCCCAATCTTGTTGTCTGTGAACAAGTGATACACGAAGCTCACAAACCATTCTGCCAAATAAAGAATGTAGTAGAATAGCGGGATAAGTAACAACCACCATGCACTGACATGGAATGCCAGCAATACGGACGGGATAGCCGCTATCTCCATGCACTCGAAGAACTGTTTCTGATGTATCCGTTCATGGCGTATGGTTGCTTCGGACAGTTCTTTCAGCTTCGTAAGGATGAAGCCGAAGAGCATTATAGTTGTGTAGCCGCCAAAGAGGATGAGTTTCGCAAACCAGTTTTCATAAAATACTTTTACTCTCATAATCAAATAAGTTAAATTCAATTCTTATAATTACTTTCTTATATAATTATAGCTGTATAATTTACCATCAATTTTAAATTCAGTAAGCATCGTTGGAGCGCTCGTTTCGTTGGCAATATAACGAGGAGCACACATACCTAATAGAACAGCATAATTACCGTAATTCGTGACAGAACCGTAAACATCAGGAATTACTCGCTCATTAAGAGGACAAACTTTAAAACCGCTATCTATTCCAGCTAATACAATTCTATATTCAAAACTTTCTATATATTTTGAAAAATATAGGGCTACTTGAAAATTTTGCGGGTCTCCAAAATAAGGCAACTCAATGTATTGCTGAAGAGTAATGGGGGTTAAATTATTCTCACCAACACAAGGATAAGTATAGCCAGCATAAAAAATGGCATTGCCGATATTAAGCAAATCAATATTTTTATTTCCAACAGCAAGATTACTAATAGATGTAGCTCCAATTTTAACCATATCTAACTATCTCCATTTTTTAATATCAGGGTTTATATTTCCGCTCTAAATTCTTATCTCTCATATCAAGCATCTGTTGTAGCATACATTGTATATTCGTTTTTAGTACCGATACTATCATATTCAGATTTAGTACGTTTAACAACTCTTTGTAGATTATCGGAAGTGAGTATATCTTCTATAGAGGCAGCGCAGTCTTCATCATTGGGCATTAGTTTAAATCCCATACGCTTGGAAACAGGACCGTTATTAATATAATAACTGATATTGCATTGCAAGTTATATTCTTCAGTTTTAGGGTTGTGAAAAGAGTAAATGCTACTAAGTTCAATACAATTATCTTTGCTATTATAACTGTGAAAATAATACTTGGTGTGGTTCGCTATAATATCCTGGATTATTTCTTTCAGATTATCAACCGAACCAAAGATGGTGTTTATAAGGTCTATTGCTTCCCTGTCTTTTTCGTTTTTATTGGTAACAAGATAAGTGCCCACAGAAACGTTAATAACCTTACCATAATTGATATTATCCGCATACTTCTTCGTTGCAGGCTGATAGTCCGAGGTTGGGGTGAAACTTTCACTGTTGGTTTTGGTGAGGACGTCGGATTTTTCAGGAACTTCCGCCCAATTCCCATTTTTACGACCGTATGCCTTTCCATCAGTTGGCGCTTCTTCTATGCCGCCTATCTTCCCCTGACTTACCCATTCACCGTTCACCCATGCGTAGTAATCATAAGGGGCTTCCGTACCTACAGCCATGAACCCGTCAACTGCCGAACCGTCGGGAACAGCGGATTTCAAGGCTTCAAGGGTGGCGTATTCGCCGGCTACCTTAAATGACTTCCCAGGTTCGCCTTGTATACCTGGCTCGCCTTGTTCTCCTTTCAAAAATTCTAAAGGATAATTGACCACAGAAGCTTTACTGTTGCTTCCTGAAGGTTTAAATGCAGGCAATGATGTTACATCATCCGCTTTGTCCGCATTCGGTACTTCATTAACCCCTATGGAGTTAGCCATAAGGCGGGCAACTATTTCTTGATAATCCTGTTCTGTCCAAGCCATAATTATTCCTGTTTATCGGTTACTTCTTCCGGTTGATTGTTGATAGCACGATTGAGCGCGTCAATGAAGAAAGGTTTGCAAAAAGCATTTGCATGCTCTTGTATCAGGGACACTTCTTCATCACTATACTCTGTCTCTTCATTGGAGTTGTATATCTTCAAAGCGAGTGCATGCGATGCGATACCGTTACCGTTCCGGTATAATACATTCGCAAAATTCTCTCTACAATCTATATTTTCACAATGCTTACGGGTAATGTCCGTAGCAATCAGTAATTGTTTAAAATTTATCTTTTTCATGAGCTTGGGTATGATTTAGTTAATCTTCCATCTTTATAAAAAGAAAGTCCGCTGATGCCAAGAGACACTTGGTATCTTGAACCACTTAAATTTGAAATCATTGACAATGACCCTGCAAAAAGGGTGGTAGACGCAGTTAAGTTGCCATCACTTGCTATATTGTCTAATTTTAATCTTGGGTAAGTAACAGAAGTACCTCCGGCTCCACTATCAAGGAATGAAATTCCACCCACATCATATCCTTTTGAATTATAAAACTTTAGACTGTTTGAATTTGGGTCTATTTCTATTTTTGTACCTGACGAAGCGGTTGATATTTTGCCGACAATGCTAACATTCCCATTTTCGTCTACCACCAAAGAGTTGTTAGGAGTTCTTACATTTTTAAACACCCCGCTGTTTGCATTTATCTCTCCTTCAAAATATCCACCAATAGCCTTTATTGTCCCGTCTGCCTGAATAGACACATTCCCGTTGGCGGATATATTTCCGGTAAAGTATATATTTTTGGAAACCACGGAAATATTATCAAGTGCCACATTGATTTCTGAACCTAATCCGTCTTTTTTGACATATAATTTAAGTTCATCGGTAACCCCATTGATGTCCAGCCCCAACTGCGTTACATCTTCCTCTATTTTTGTAACAGACAATTTGAGGTTTTCCGCTGTCTGCTCAATCTGTGAGAACTTCTGATTATTACTTTCAGAAAGCTCCTTTACTTCCAACCTGATACTTTCCGCTGTCTGCTTTATTTCGGAACTCAATTTAGTATACAAATCCTCGAATGCGTTTTCGGCAAGAGCCAGCGAATGTATGTATATATCCCCCGTAAACTTCAATTCAAAGTCGCCCGTTCCGTCCCATGTGCCGGAATACTCCTTCATTGCGTATTCCTCACCTGGTTCAAGACGTTCGGTGAAATGCAGGTTCTGACCGGAAAATCCTATTGTCAGCGTTCCGGCTGTAGCTACCTTATACCGGAAAGAGATAAAGAACTTCTTCGGTTCTTCCCCTTCCTCATAGGTAGGCTTATTGGCTAAATCAGCATTTGACTGTTTAATTCCGGAAGAAAGGATACGAAGCACGTTTCTATCCCCATCTCTGATAATGGCAGCCATAGCGTCCTTACGGGAATAGAACTCCCCATTCACTAATAAGAATTTTCCGTTTACAGTAAAGAAGCGAACATCGTTCTTTGTCTCCCAACCGTTCGTATTGCTTGCAAATGCCGCATTGTACAGGTAATTATCCTTTGCCTGCACCTCGTCAAGCACTTTGGAGATTTCAGAGTAAATCAAATCTTCCAATATCTTAAACTGGGTCATAATGTTTATTCCCGTTTTCAAGATAAAGTCTCCCATGAACTTGTTGCCTTGCGGACTGATAACCGTCACTTCCTTACCAGCTAAAGAATAAGAATTTATTCCTGCATACTGGTGGATACTCGGTGCATCATCGCCATACACAGACAAGGTGATTGCGTTCTGACGCTTCTTGTCTGTGCGGTTACCGAGCTGTACAAGACTGTCGCCTTCCTGCGGTGTGCCACTGTTGGCGTCACAGTCTGTTTTGCTGAGGTCTATATAATCCTCACCAACACCTACACATAAGCGCCAATAATAACGGTTGGATACATTCTCGTAGATACCCGGCTTGATATTGAAGTCTTGAAAACGTATCTGGTCACCTTCCTTGAACGGGTTCTCGATAGCCGTCTCCCCATCATCAACCAGCAGATAGCACCGCCAAAAATCCTCGTGTTCCTCAACCTTTCCGCATTTCATTCCGGCAGCGGTGAACATGTAGTTCCCGCCTGCATAAGAGAGTTTCTTTATCTCTAGTTCGGAGAACATCGCTTTGATACGCACAAAGAGTTCGTCCACTTCAATGTAGGATTTACCCGTCTTGCTGTCTACTTTAATAACAAAGCCTTCACCGAGAGCACCGGAAGAAAAGTTCATGGACTGGATGTAGTCTGAAAACAATCCACCTAAGAACTTTATTAAAAATCCAGCTTCGTCCGGTCTGTCTTTTCTTATAAAGAACTTGGATAAAGCCTCTATATCAAGAGCCTTAAAGTAGACAATTCGGTCGGCGGAAGTCCTGATGAACAGTGCTGGGTCGGCATCTGCGACGCATATATATATTTCCCCGAGATTCAGACCTTGTAAATGCTCTTCATCACTCGGAGATAAAGCAGGGGGAGCTGCCTGATTGTTTTCATTAAGAGCATCACCAAACCATAATATTTTACTAAGCTTTTTTTTCATACCTCAACCTTATCAACATTAGTAAATGCAGCTTTTTCTGCGCTGAATTGCAACATCTCTCCATCTTTGGCGTGGTCTATCAGGAATGCAGGGAAAGAGGCGGAAGAGCCAGCTTCCGGAGAGCCGCCAATACCTGCAATATCGTTATTCTGTAATTCAAGAGCCATATTTATATGGAACAACTGGCTATCTTCAATAACTTGCGTCATTTCCGGAACAGAACTTTCCGAACGGACATATCTTGTCCCGTCAATTTCCACCATAGAAAGGCATAAAATGCGGTTTATGTGTTTTGCAAACCAATAAGGGACGCCGTTTGAATTTCCTATTGTAAGATTATATACATCATAAGGTACTGCGTATAATTCTTCTATCTCTTGCATTTGGTTGCGATATTGCTCATTATCTATTCGAGGGGAATATCCTCCAGGTTTAAATCCTGCTTCCACACGAAAATTAAATACTTGCTGAATATCATCTACCCAAAATATGTTATCAAAAGCGGAGTTATTGCTTTTATGGGAATAACGGATAAGCACAGTTTCCTCTAACAAGTCATCAGAGGAGCATACGATAAAAGGTTCTGATGTATCTTCGTTGATTGTAACCGTATATACGGCATCCTCCAAGTCTCGAAGAATGGCGTAATACATCACTACATTGTCATTATGATTATATGTGGAAAGTGATATTGGTGTAGAATTTCCTGCGGCAAGATTGTTCAGGCTCGCTGAAACTTCCTCAGAAGCATTAGTGAATACCTGTATATGGATTTTATCAGAAGCGTGGAACTTCTGAATATAGTCCATATCAAGCCCAAACTTATCTTTTACAGGTGAGAAAAAAAGAGGGCAAACATCACCAACTTTTACCATGTCTTTTCGTCCTTTTATAGTGATGTGCAACTTCACACATCATGCGCAAATATACATACTATTTAGACCAATTCCAAATAATACATTGTAAAATAACGAGTGCCTGATAGACTTATATGAAATCTCCTCATCTATTAATCCACACTCTTGACTATCAAAGAATATTTTACCGCTTCCGGTCGTCCATAATTATAGCTTGCACTTTTTACGTAGCCTTTATAGATACGCCCGTTCTTTTCCACCCGAATGTAACCCGTCAAGTCTGACGGTATTTCCAAATCTCCGGTCTTGACGGAAAGTTCTCCTACTGTGAACAGTTTGTTTCCCAATACAATACTCGACCTTTCGCTAACTCCATTGATTGTCACATCACTGTTACCGTCAGATGATGTAAACTCCAACGCGTTGGCAAAAGCACCTATATACCTTGCGTTTGCTTCAATCATAAGCCTTTGGGAATACATGGCATTGAACATAGTAGAAGGAGATATGACACCGGATATTGTATATCCATCCCTTACAAGCTTGTATTTTTCTCCGTCAAGTGATGCTCCAACAAAGAATATATCATTATCACTGTCGCTATCAGTCGTATCTTCACCTCTTTTTTCCGCAAGAAATTCCATACCATAAGCATCGGCTCTATATGGGCTAACTAATTCCAATACGTTATCTGTCAATGTAATGCCGGTGGTGTATTCATTGGTAAAGCGGAATTCATCGCGACCATTTACACTGTCGTAATCCTGTTTGTCATACCCGACTTTTACCCCCGAATAAACCAGTCCGGCATTCACATTGTATTCCAAATCGGAAGTGCTGTCCTGCAAGTCCTTTATTTCTGTATCTTGGAATAAAGTATCACGATGAACAAATGTCACCTTCTCGTCACCGATTACAGGGACAAACCCAAATTCCGCGCTCATCCAATTGGCGAATTTGGTATAAGATGTATATATTTTGGCATTGGGAAGTCCTCGTATGCTTTCTGCCGGAACTATCATCGCCATGTCTAAACGCTCATCTACTCCGGTGGCGATTTCACCCGTTACATTGTTCTTATCAGTTATAGACCTCAGTAAACGGTTAAGCAATACTTTAGGACTGATACAATCTATTTTTACAGATTTTCCACGCTCGGAAAAACTTATATTTAACGGTGTGTCAAGACTGTTGAATTTAAAATTAACGGGAAAATTTTGATATATAGGGTCAGATTTTGCAAGTGCTATATTGAAATTAATCATCTCACCTGGAGATATTGTCAAATTCTCATCAATATCGACAGTGTATGTATTAAATGTTTGAATTGTAGCGGATTGATAATATATTTTAAGCTCTTTACTATTTTCATTATAAGAGGAAAGCCGTATATATATCGGGAAGGATACGCCTGGTCTCTGATACGTAATGAATACACTGAATTTTACTTTTATCCGTATGGTCAAATCCCTGTCAGATATATTTTTGAACAGATATTCTCCGAATAGACTTTCCGTACTTTCAAATCGGTTTTCAGCCGTATCAAAAACCTCTACAATGTCCTTTGTTGCAATTTCCGGTTGTCCTAACATATAAAAAGGAATAGTATAATAAGCATTAGGATAAGCAGTCATTACATGGGAAACATTAGGCTCCTCTGCGTCACTTGGTATAGACCATTTTATATCACTGTTCATTAACAATCTGTCATAATCCAAAGGTTGGGACTCCTTTATTTCTTTTACCGGGTATTCATACTGCGTGCCTTTCTTTGCCTTAATCAAGCTTGCGAGACTGTTGTCGACGGCATTTATTTCGCACGTCGTATCATTGTAGGAAAATGTGGAGTAGTCCAAAGCACATCTGAACTTTTCATTTAACAGCCATGAGTTATTCCGGGTATAAAACACGAGTGTTGCGGATGAGTTCAGGTAATTCGACAAATATTCTTTCAGCAATAGCGAATAAGCGCCGTTGGCAAACTCAAATTTTGTGGAAAAACTACGAACAACTCCGTCATAATCCCCTCTCTTGAAAGACATCTCTACATCGTCCCAATTAACAAGCTCATTTGTGGCGTCATATGTCATTCCGCCTATCAACAGTTCACATCTGTAATACATATCTATTTCTTTTTTGAAGTTGAACGTATCATGGCATCTATGTCATCACACATACGCCTGACCATATAGGCATATTCTTTGGCGGAGAACGTGTTTTCATCAATGTGCATTTTTACATGGGACATTAAAGAAACGCGTTCTTTGGTAAAATATTCCCTATCCATTTTTATTTTCCCTATATCCGGAGATGTTTCCTGCAATTTTGCAAGGCGGTAATTGTCAGAAGCGGAAACGCTGCTTATCCGGTTCTTTATCTTATCATGTTCGTCCTCTCTGAATTTATAACCCAAAGCAGACATGACTTCTACAGCATCACTCCAGTTTCCGGAAGAAATGAGTTCCTGACATATGGCAAGACAATTTAATCGGATTTGAATTTTCAGCACTTCATTTTTCCGGTTTATTTGAGCGGAAACAGACTTTCCCCCTATTATTGATAAGTATTCATTGCATAGCTTCTCGGCCGCCAAAGCCTTTTCTCTGATACTATATCTTCCGCCTTGAACAACCTTATCAATATCCCCCAGGAATATGTTTATAAAGCGGGAAAGGCATATTTTGTTTAAGTCATTATATATCATATCTTATACTCTGCTTGAAATCCAATTGTAATCCGCAATATGGTTGGCTTTCTTCATAATCCGACCAATGTTCTGCAATTGTTTGGTATTGCTTTCCATCTTTCTTTCAAGTCGGCTGTAATCGTTGTTTACATTAACAACAATCCCCTCTTCTCTCATATTCTTTAGCTTTTGTTCCAATAAACCATAATCCGATGTAAGTCCTCTACGGTCATAGATATATGACAAATCAGGGATTACCTGCGCATGCGCCGGAAGGTCTACCAATGTCGGCTTATCAGGAGTGATAAAAAGCCCGTTATTAGTTACGATACCCTCTTTCTTGCCGCCATCACCTACTATTGCCAAACCGCCGGGATGGTCTTTTGTCCCTTTGGCGTATTTGGGAATGGGCTGGGCTATTATGGTCGCCAAGCTAACTGCTCCTTGTGCTATAATTAATGGGATTATCCCAGGAGCAGCGAATGGATTAGTCCATGCTTTCATTATAGCTAAAGATGTAGCCATTATCGTTTGTATAATATTGTTAGCCTTGTCAAACTTTGCTTGCTTCTCCTGCAATGCGGCTTTTTTCTTTTCAAGCTCCGCATTTTTCTTTGCTGTTTTATCCTTCGCGGCACGTTTACGATTTTCCGCTTCTTCGGTGGAGATTGCACCATCTTCTTCAAGTTTTTCTATTCTTTCGACTTCTCTATCATATGCTTCATCATTAGCATCTTGTTCAGCTTCCACTTCTTCCATCTTTCTTTCAAAAATAGCAGTTCCCAAATCTGCAAATCCTCCCAGTAAATCAGATATAGCTTGAATAGCTTCTGCTATTTTATCCATTTTCTTTTTATATGCTTCTGAGGCATCATCGGCTGCGTTTATTTTTGCATCCCTAACCTTTTCTGCAAGGGCAATTTCAGCTTGTGCTATCTTTTCTTTCAATTTTAATCTATCTTCTTCCGATAGACCTGGTGTATTTAGTTGTTCTTTGGCTAAATCAATGGCTAATTGTGCTTGCTTTATAGCATATTTTTCTGTTATTTCCTGCTTCTTCCTTTCATAATCTTCTTTATTTATTAAACCTTGAGAATATTGTGCAGCTGCTTCATCTAATTCTTTAGACATTGCAGCATTTATAATAACCGATTGAAAAGAATAAGATTCTTGTATTTTCTTATTCTTTTCAGAGGCGTACTTTTCTTCTAAATCTAATCGTTTTCTTTTGTACTTCTCATCAACAAGAAAAACATCTTCTCCGTTTTTTATAGCAGCATTTATAGCTTGTTCCCTTTCGTTATCGAGCAATTCCAATCTTAATCTATATTCTTCTTCGCTCCCTTTTTTTACAATGTCTAATTTATGTTCAATTTGAGACTTTTCTTTATCAAGTCCATAGGATAATTGTTTATCTTCCAAAGCTTCTTGCATTGCTTTTGCAAGATTTTCTCTGGTTGCTTGTTCTTCCTTAGAACTGCCTCTAATAGCTGCAATTCGCTTGTTATAATTCAATGATATTTTAGCAAGTTCTTTCTCTAATCCCTCATCCATTAAATCCAGTTCGGATTGTTGTAAAGCTTCACGAATGCGAATACGCTCTTTAGCGGCTTTTTCCAAAGCTTTCTTTTCTTTATCCGTTAATATTCCATTATTGCCAGCATCGGACGCGTTACTCCCTGCTAAATCAATTTTATTAAGTTGGTTTATCAATGATTCTGTAATAGACGATATTGCTTTTTTACCGGCAGCGGCTTTAGTTGCAACATCAATTTCCTCCTTAATAACACTATTTGTTCTTTTCCATGAAGTTAGAATAGTAAAAAAACCTCTATTTTTTAATTCATCTTCCAATTTATTGCGGTTGGCAATAGCTAATTGATAATCAGTATTTTCAAACTCAAGTCTTGATTTCAAAGTTTCAATGTATTCTTCTTTAGCTTTTATGGCGGCTTCATCGGCTTTCATACCAGATTGTACATATTCTTGATACAAATTTTGCATGTTTCTTGCATTCTTTTCAAGAATATTGGATTTAGCCATTTCATTTTGAGCCATAGCAACTGCTCTATTGTTATAATCATCTTGTAGCTGATTGGCGTCCTTTAATTGATTAGCTACATTCCTAATACCTCTTGCAAAAAAATCAATAACATTCTTTGCTGGCCCAGTGGATTTTTTGAAAGATAACATAAATGCTTCCCATGCCGAAGACAATCCAAGAATTGCTCCTTGTACATTATCCCCCATAGTATTTGCCATGTTCCCAAGTTCTTCTTCAACTCCTGTTATCTGTTCTCTTAAAGGGATAAGCGCATCAATATTAGTAAGCAATGTATTGAATTGAGCCACACTTCTTTTATCAGTGAGTTCAAGCGTAGTATTTAAATCCACACCTTGCTCTTTTAACTTCTTCAACCCATTCACAAGTTCAGGCAATGTTTTTACCGCTCCACCTAATGATTTAGCCAATAGTCCATTACTATCAGCAAGATTAAGGAATATATTTCTTAAAGCTGTCGCGGCCATAGACGCATCAAATCCAGAGTCTGCCAATTTCCCTAATAAGGCTAAAGTATCTTCTATCTGAAAATTGAAAGCTTTTGCCACTGGACCCACAATAGGCATCGCTGTTTGCAAATAAGAAAAAGACAAAGCGCTCTTGGTTGTAGCAACAGCCATTGCAGATACATATCGTTCCGTTTCTGATGTGTCTGCATTAAACATTCTAAGTGCAGCACCTGCAAGAGCTGCTGCTTCTGGCAACTCTGCGCCAGTAGCTTGGGCAAATTTTAAAATACCCTCCGTTGATTGCAGAATTTCATTTTTAGAAAATCCCAATTTAGCCAGTTCTATTTGTAAGGCAGTAGCTTGTGATGCTGTATATTTAGTTGCCGCACCTAATCGTTGAGCATCAGTTGTCAAGTCTTTTATATTTTTAGATGTAGTACCTAAAATTGCTGCTAATTTGCTATTTGCAGCTTCAAAATCAACAATAGATTGAGCACCTGACTTAAATAAACCTATGAGCTTTTGAAACCCACTGATAACAGCTTGTGCTCCAACCATTCCCTTTACCATAGAACCTACCCCAATTCTAACTTCATTGAGTCCGCCTGCTACATTTGACCTTAAGATATTTCCATATCCTTTGGCGACAATTCCTAAATTTTTAAACGTCTTATTTCCGTTTTGTAATTCGACTATTGCAGCCTTTATTTCGTTCTTATATGCCCCAATAGCCATCTTTTGCTTAGTATATGAATCAGTATTTCTGCGTATATACTCTGTATTCTTAGCTATCTGATTATTTAATTGCTGACGCACTTTGTTGTCTTTATCTTCTGCATCAGTAACTTGGGAAACTGCAATGCGAAGCAGTTTATTTTGCTCTTTTGCCTCATTAATAGAATGAACCTCTTTATTTGTCAAAGCAATAGCTTCTTGCGTGGTAATTTTAAGTTTCTTCTTTTCTTGATTAAGCATCTTTTGCTGCTTTAATCTTTCCGTTTCTACTTTAGCCGCTTTTAACTCTGCTTGCGCATTTAAATCATTTGCTTTAGCCTGCTCCAAAGCTTCTTTTGTGGCTTTTTGGGTCTCCTCTGCAATGTTTTTTAAAAGAGCCTTATATTCATTTTGGATGTTAGCAAGTTCTTTCTCTGTTGTAATTAACTTTTTTTGAATCTCTTCAAATAATCTTGCCTTATTAGTCAAGTCGTCATAATTAGAAACCGGAATACTATAAGATTTAGCCAGTTCTTTCCCTAACTCCGCATATGCTTTTTTAACTTCCGTAAATTTATTAGTCAGGCTGGTTAGTTGATTTAAAGCTTTATCGCTTACTACATCGGTAATTACAAACTCGTTTGCCATAAGTCCTAATTTTGAGTGCCATGCAACATCACATGGTGATACAAAGATATTAAATTATTTATAATTTTCTAAATAAGAAAGGCAAAAATGAAAATCATAAAAGGGAAGAGAAAAAGAAAAAGCCAGACATTACATCTGGCTTTATTATTTGGAAATAATCTTAAGAATACAATTAGTATATCACTGCATTTCCACTGATTATATATACCGGTAAATTAGACCTACCCTTTTCTATTTTTTCAATACTAAACGAAATAATCCCATTTGCGCCCATCTCTTTGGCTTTATTAACTGCGGATGAAATCATTCTTTCATAAGTAGGGACATAATATTTTCCAATAGATATGCTTCTT